AATGCACAAAGAGAAATAAATAATAAACTAAGAGAATTAAATAAAGAAATAGAAGAAGAAGCACCCGAGAAAGACCCTAAAGTAGTAAAAGCTAAAGAGGTAGTACAATTATTATTAGATACAGAAGGTAATTATATTCAAGAAAAAGATAGTTTGTATTATCAAGATAGACAAAAATTATTACTAAATGCAAAAAATCAATTAGAAATTATAAAAGGGTTAAGGATAAATTCTTTTGAAAATGAAGTACAAAAAATAAAGCAAGAAGCTGCACTAAAGTATGATATAATAAAAGGGAATAAGGCAGCCGAGATAGCATTAGAAGAAGATACAGCAGCAAAGATAGCAGCATTAAGGCAATCTGTAATTAATCAAAATATTGATGCTTACATGCAAGCTGCAACTTCTATCAATAGCATACTATCCCAATCTAATGCCAATCAATTAGCAGACTTAGAAGCAAATTCACAGGCTAGGATTGCGGCAGCAGGGGGCAACAAAGAAGCTATTTTAGCTATTGAAAACGAAACAGCAATTGAAAAAAATAGATTGCAAAATGAGCAAGTAAAGCGTGATAAATTATTTGCTATTGCCGAAGCTATTATTAATACTTATAAGGCGGCTGCGCAAGTATTTGCAAGACCAGCACCTGGCGATCCTGTAACATCTTTAGGAATAAAGATAGCATCAATGGTGGCTGCAGTTGCAAGTGGAATAGCTAATGTAATGGCAATTAGAAAAGTACCATTGCCATCAGGCGGTGGTGGTGGTGGAGATGTATCAGGTGGTTCAGCACCTAATTCGCCAATGGGTACGGTATTTAATACAATAACCAAACTAAATAAAGATAGCATTGATAAGATTAACGATAAGGCAGTAAAGGCTTATGTAGTTGAGACAGATATTAACAACGGACAAAAAAGAATAGAACGAATATTAATAAACACAAAATTTAAGTAAAATGGAATTACCACTATACGAGTTGAAACTTGATGAACAAACAAATGAATTTGGCGTAGATATAATTAGCTTAGTAGATGCACCAGCAATCGAAAAGAATTATGTAATGTTTGACAGCCATAAAGTAGAATGGACTGCAAACAATGAAAGAATGATAGTTAGCGGACCAGCAATGATACCAGATAAACTAATCTATCGTAACGATGCAAATGGCGAATATAACACCGTAATAAGTAAAGAAACGATTGAGGCGGTTGTACTTCGTTACATGGAGCAAGGTAACCAAAGCAATGTGAACCTTATGCATGGCTCAATGGCTAAAGATGTATTTGTATTTGAAAGCTTTATAAGTGATAGCCAAAGAGGTATAGCACCAATGGCAGGCTACGAAGATTTACCAAATGGTACTTGGTTTGTTTCAATGAAAGTAAATAATCCTACTGTATGGCAACAAGTGAAAGAAGGTAAGCTAAAAGGTTTTAGTATTGAGGGTTTTTTTGGCATGGAAAAGAAAGAAGTGAAAGCTGAAATGAGTGTAGATAGTGCATTTGATGAAATATTGGAACTAGTAAAGGAAATCTAGGTAACTTTTTATATATATAATAAAGGAATATTAAAAATGAGTGAAAATAAAGCAAATATTTTGCAACAAATAAAGAGCATTTTAACTAATGTTAAATTCGATGCTCAACCAATTATTGAAGAAAGCGCACCAATTGAATTGATGAAAGTAACAGATGCAAGTGGTAACGAGTACGAAGTTGAAGCATTAGAAATTGGCAATATCATGACAATGGGCGGTGTGCCTGTTCCTGCAGGTGAGTACATAGTAGCTGAAGGTGCAACGGTTGTAACAGTTGGTGAAGGTGGTGCTATTACAGAAATTAGCGAGGCTGAAAGCGAGATGCCAGAAGCAGAAGTAGTTGAAGAAGTTGCACACTTATCTATTGAGAAAGTAGAGCACATGATTGCAGAAGCAGCTAAGCAAATGGAAGTAAAATACAATAAGCAAATTGATGATTTGCAAAAAAGTATCAGTCAATCATTTGCATCTACTAAGCAAGCTATTGAAGTATTGGCAGATATGCCAACAGCTGAACCAATCCACGTAGAACACAACAAAATAAATAAATCAGACAAACAAGCTCGCAGAGAATTATTAGGCGAAGCATTTACAAACTTTTTAAAAAAATAAATAAAAACAAATGGCAACAGTAGTATCAGGATTAACAAATTATGTTCCTCAAAACGTAAATGAGGTAATATTAGCCGCAACATTCGGCACTAAATTTTTAACGGAAGCAGCAACCAAAGCAACCGTACAAGCAGGCGTAAAAACATCAGCAAATGTGTTGTTGTTAGATGGCCCAGTAACTTTACAATCAGGCAATAACTGCACATGGGCTGCAAGTGGTTCAGCAACTATTACAGATAAGACTGTAACGGTAGCACCTATCAGCGTAATGGAAGAAATTTGCTACGATGATGTAAGATTAAAATACACTCAATTAGCTATGTTACAAGGTAGCAAAAACTTTGATGAAGTTGTATTTGCTCAATCAATTGTAGATATGAAAGTAAAGCGTATTGCAGAAGCTAACGAAAACTTAGTATTTCAAGGAGATACAGCTTCAGGAACTGCAAACTTAGCTTTATTTGATGGCTTATTAAAGCAAGTACAAACAGGTGGCGTAAATAGTAACGTATCTCAATTTACAACAGGTGGGCCTATCTTAACTGCAACTGGTATCACAACATCTAATGTAATTGCAATCTTCAATGGTATTGAGAATGCAACACCAATAGCAATAGCAACTTCACAAGATAGAGTAGTATTATGTGGTGCAGATACAGCACGTAAATTTGCACAAGCATTAACTACTGCAAACTTGTTTAATTACACAGTTACACAAGATGGTGTAAGTGAGTTCATAGTGCCTGGTACTTCAACTAGAGTAGTACCTGTAAATGGTATGAACGGAACTAACATGATTTTATCTTTTGCGTTCCCTAACATGGTAATGGCAATGGATGGCGAAGGTGAGCATGAAGTAGTAGAATTGAAGTATGATGAGTATTCAATGAAAACAAGATTGTATTGCAAATATAAGTTAGGTGTAACTTTTGCAAGAACATCAGAGGTTGCTTACTTCAAATTAGCTTAATTAATTTAGTAAGGAGTGGGTAAAATTATCCACTCCTTATTTTAATAACATTCAAAAAAACAATATAAAAATATGCCTTGTAATTTAACAGCAGGATTTACTTTAGACGCATGTAAAGATTTACATGGCGGTGCGAAATCCTTAAGAATAACAGAACTTTCCAATGTTTCGAGTATCACAGAAACAGCGGGAGTAATTACGGCTATCACAATGGTAGCTACAAAGAAATTTTACAATTTCATTTTCAAAAAAGAGGTGATTAACTTCAAAGAAACTGAAAACGTAGATGAAGAAAACGACACTGCAGAATACGTAATCGAAGTAACTGCAAAGAAAAATGCACTAACTACAACAACTAGAAATACTTTATTATTATTAGCACAAAATACTTTATGTATTATTGCAGAAGATAATAATGGTAAGTATTGGTTGCTAGGTGAGAAGTATGGTTTGACAAAATCAGGAAGCCGCGAAAGTGGTACTAAGTTTGCAGACTTCAATGGTTCAATGCTTACTTTTAAAGGTAAGGAGATAGCACCATTTAAAGAAGTAGATAGTTCAATCATCGCAGCATTAACTGCTTAATTTTAAAATAAAACAATTAAAAAAGGTATGCTGTGAAAGGTGTACCTTTTTTTATAACAATATGGAAGGATTTAATATAAAACTAGCAGAGGCATTAAAGCCATATAATCCGCCTTTTAAATTAGGCCAAGATGAAAAACCTATATTAAATGTAGGCGGTGGTAATATTAATTACAACGAGTATTTAATGTACCTATTCCAAAATTCACCAAAGCATGGCAGTTTGGTTAAGGGCAAGGCTAAGTATATTTATGGCAAAGGATATGCTTACAATCCTAAAGTAAGCGCAACCGATACACTTAATGACTTGGCTAAAAAGTGCATATTAAATTATGAGATATTTAACGCATTTTATATTGAAGTAATTAGAAATAAAAAGGGCAAAGTAGCCAGTTTGCATCCAATACCAAATAGAAACATAGCGCGTAATTATGATGGCACTAAGTATTGGTATATAATCAATCCACAGCTTACATCTATTGGGGCAAATAACTTAGTTGAATTTGCAATTTATGGCGAACCAAATCCAGAAGGTTTGCGTGAATTATTTTTTTATGCAGAGAATGAAAATCCTGCAAATGTTTATCCTACTCCTAACTATTTTCAAGGGTTAAATTATATTGCTGCAGATGTTGAAGTAAGTAAACACACATATACAAATAGCAAGCAAGGTTTCAAAGCTACCAAGCATGTAACTTTAGTAAATGGCGAACCAACAGAAGAAATTAAATCAAGAATTAAAAAGAAATTCAGCGACACTTACACAGGTGAAGGTGGCGAAAGTATTATTTTAGATTTCGTTTCGGATATAAATAGAAAAACAGTTATTGATGATTTGGGTGTAAGTGATTTGGTAAAAGAAAATTATAGTGCTATTGATGAATTAATAAGAAACAATATTTTTTCATGCCATGAAGTTACAAGTCCAGAATTATTTGGCATTAGTGTGCCTGGTAAGTTAGGTGGCACGAATAATCTAAAAGAAAGCTATCAGATTTTCAATAATACTTATGTGTATTATCGAAGGGATGCAGTGCATTATGAATTAATGAAATTGGTTAAAGATTTGAATGATACTTTAGATACTTCTGTAATGGGAATGATGCCAACAGATCCAATCGGTATCGTATTAGATAGCACAGCTATATCAATGATACTTACCAAAGATGAGCAAAGGGAGTTGATAGGCTACGAACCTTCAGATGGTGATGTTACAGATAATAATGAAGTAATAAATGCATTAAATTCACTTAGTCCATTAGTTGCTACTAAGGTATTGGAAACAATGACACCGAATGAAATTAGAACATTGGCAAAATTACCAATAAAAGCAGATGGTAACGAATTACCACAAGCTATTGGTACACCTATTTCACAATCCAAGCATGATGATATATTGGCAATATTTAGCGAATTTGGGGCAAATAAAGCCGATTTTAACCACTTTGTAAGACATATAGCACTAAGTGTCACTAAATCCGATATAAGCGATATTTACGGCATTATTGCAGTAAATCCAGATGCTACGATAGAAGACATAGCTAATGAGATGGATTTAAGCGAAAATGATGTAAAAAGTGCGCTAAATCAACTAGAAAAACAAGGTAAAATAAGCATTGGCACTAGTGGAATTGAGATAATTGAGCAACCAACTGCGACAGATTATAGGGTTATGTATTCCTACGAGTGGAAGGATGAGATACCTGTAAGCGAAAGGGATACTGCAGAGCATCCAAGCCGACCTTTTTGCCAAAAATTAATAGCTTTAGATAGGTATTACAGCCGTAAAGATATCGAAAGTATAAGTGCAAGATTGGGTTATAGTGTATTTGATAGAGCTGGTGGATGGTGGAACGATGGAAGTGGTACTCCTTCGCCAAGTTGTAGACATAGATGGGTAGGTAATTTAGTAAGCAAAAACAAATAATTATGATAAATAGTCAAGTAAAACTAATTAACGAGCAGGTTTTTAAAGATAGAAACCTAGTACATTCAAATGTGCCATTAGAGATGCTAACACCTTCCATTTGTGCGGTGCAAGATTTATATGTGCATCCAATACTTGGAGATACTTTATATTATAAATTAAAAGCCGATAAAAAAGCAAGTACATTAAGTGGTATTTATTTGGATTTGGTCAATAACTACATTTTAGATATTTTAATCTATGGGGTGATGGCTGATTATGTGATTGATAGTACCTATCAAAATTATACAAAGGGAGTTACGAAAAAGCGTGATGAATTTGCAGATAGTACAAGCTATGACGAATTGGAAAAAATAAGTGATAGGCATAAAAATAAAATGGATAGCTATTTGCAAAGGTTGGTGAATTATTTGCAGAATAATAAAACACTATTCCCAGAATACACAACCGAAAGCACAGATGTGAATGCAACCACAAATACCTATTCACCTTCGATTTATTTGAATGATGATAAAAAGGATTGTGGATGGAGATAAAAAAAGAAAAAGATATTTTAATCAAGCTAAAAAAATTCAATGCAAACACTAAGCCAAATTTATAAGA